CTGGATGTGGCAAGGGAGATGGTGACGCTGTCCCCCACGACGCGCCCCGGCCCCAGGGCAAACAACGGCTGATGTGACTTGACTAAGGCCTGGCCCGGCGGTATTGTGGGACTACCGGGCCTGGCCCAGCGAATTGAAACCACGCCGCCCGCCCGGGCGGCAAGAGAGAGGAAACATGAGAAAAGAACCGTCTACGGACGAGTCCCGAGGCATGCCATCGAACCCGTATGCCGAACGAGTACTCCTGGGGTCCGCCTTACTAAAGGGCGGCAACATGGAACTGCTAGCTGGCAGCCTAGAATCCCATCACTTCAGCACCCAGAAGCACCGCCTGATTTTCCAGCGGATGCTGGACCTGTACCTGACCGGGATTCCAGTGGACAGGGTGACTTTAGCTGAGAAGCTCATCAGCCAGCAGGAACTGGAACAAGTGGACGGCCTGACCTACCTGGCCAGCTTAGACGAGGGTCTCCCGGAGATTTACCACCTAGATAGCTACGTTGACATCGTCCGGGAAAAGGCCGCCCTGCGCCAAGCCATCTATGCAGCTCAGATGGCCATGCAGCGGGCGTTCGAGCAAACCACTCCGGCGTCCGCCATCGTGGCGGATTTGTCCACTGACCTCCAGGCCGCCATCAACCAACAGCTAGGGAGCGCTATTCCCACGGCGGAACAGATTGTCATGGACTACCCGGGAGGGTGCAACGCCTTCCTAGAGCGCCAGGCCAACCGGGGGCTCTCAACGGGGTTTAAGAAGCTGGATAGGCTGACTAATGGCTGGAAGCCTGGCGAACTCCACGTCCTGGCGGCCCGGCCCGCGATGGGCAAGACAGCCCTGGCCATGGGCATCGCGGTCAACGTGGCTGTACGGGGTCAGAAGCCCGTGGCGGTCATCAGCCTAGAGATGAGCCGGGAGAACCTCTTGGAGCGGGCCATGTGTTCCAGAGCCGGGGTGGACCTGGGGGCCTTCAACCGGGGGGAACTCCTCCCGGATGACAGGCGTAGCCTGTCCCACGCCCTTAGTGAGATCTGTACATCACCCCTATTTATGGATGACCGGGCGGTCCAGTCAATCCCGCACCTACTTAGTAAACTGCGCCGACTCCAATCGGAGGCCGGGCAGTTGGCGCTGATTGTGGTTGACTACATACAACTAATGGAATCAAGCAGATACGAAGGAAACCGGGTCCAGGAGGTCAGCCAGATCAGCCGGGGATTAAAGCTGATGTCCAAGGAACTGGCGTGCCCTGTCTTGGCTCTGTCCCAGTTGAGCCGGGGCGTTGAAAACAGAGATGACAAACGGCCCAAGCTGGCCGATCTTAGGGAGAGTGGCTCGATTGAACAGGACGCGGACAGTGTGGCGTTCATCTACCGCCCAGAGGTCTATCACCCGGACCGCGATGACTTGCGGGGCGTGGCGGAGTTGATCCTGGCCAAGCAACGCAACGGCCCCACGGGGACCATGGACCTGACCTTCGAGGGCCGCTATACCAGATTCACGGAGGCGGTGGAACGCTATGGCAGCTAAGACAACCAAGGTGACCGCCTATGAAGAGACGCGGCGGGAACTAATCCGGAAGCGCATAGAGTTCGACGAGGAGGAACAACGGGGATGGCACAAGATCGTACTAAGGCACCTGACGATGGCCCCTCTGATTTTCAGACCCGATGGCAGCCGCTTCGATGGGCCGCAGAACACGGGGGAGGACCGCCCAGCCTCATCTTGCCCGGCGAGATGCCACCCAAAAAAAACGGCTGGAGATTCGGAGGGAATCGGGTCTACATTCCTGAACCTATGCGGACCCGGTTGGCGCTAATAGAGATCTCCGCCCGGCGTCAGTGGGACCGTAGGCCGCCCCTTCAGCACCCCGTCATCATTGCGGAATTCACTGCCGCCAGCCGCCGCCCGGATAAAGATGGGATGTGGACTGCCCTGCTCGACATCTTGACGCGGGCGGGGGTTCTGGCCGATGACAATATCGCCAAGTGCAACGGCCTGACCGCCCAACTACCCGCCCGCGTGGACAAGATTAACCCAAGGACGCTTGTTTGGATCTGGGAGCGGTAGTATGATTGGGGGGCGTCCTGCAAAGCGAAGGCCCCGGCGTGGACCGGGGCCTAGATTGAAACCGTGAGAGGCCGACGATTTAGGAAGGCGCTCCAGGCTGTTAGTCCCAGACTACCTCAACAGAGTGCGCAAGTCAAGGGCAACGGCCTGTGGGGGCCGAAAGAAGCGAGGAACGATGAAAGCGAAAACACCCGCAATCAAGGGCAGTGTGCCAGTGCCTATGCACCTGGTGGGACAGGTCAGCGATGGGGCACTGGTCACCCTAGGTGTGGTCATCAAGCTGGCCCAGATGGGCCGCCACGTCTACCTGGAGACGGAGCTAGCCGCCGTCCGCAAGGTCAGCGTGAGACAGATCCAGCGTCACATCAGTGAACTGATGGAGTGGGAGGTCCTGGTCAAGCTCTGGGACCGGGTGAACCACCGCTCCACCTGGATACCCGTAGGCGTCATAACGCCAGCCGCGCCTGCCACTATGGCGGAGACGGGGTGGCAGCTATGAGCTACCCGGCATTAGCCAAGAGTCCCAGGCTGAATAATTTTATCCCGGTCCCGCTGCCAGTGGCCGCCATGGTTCCTCAGACAGCCGCCCTGGTGTACGGCCTAATCCTCAAACAGTTCCTGTGGGAGGGAGAGCCGCCCACTATCTCGCTGACGTGGTATGCGGAGCGCCTGGGAGTCTCCGCCAAGATTATCCGAGCAGCGGTTAAGCAACTGGTGGATGCTGCCCTGATTGGTCGGGTGGACATCGCGGGCCAGGCTACCCAGTACCAGGTCCTGGAACACCCCGCCGTATTCGGCCCGGCGGACGCCGCCGCGCCCCGCCCGGTGGATGACCCGGCGGACTCCTGGGACGCCCCTGCTTCCACTCCGGACCCCTGCCCAAATGGGAAGGGGGTCACGACAGATTCGACGCCAACCCCTTCCCAAATGGGAAGGGGACCCCTGCCCAAACGGGAAGGGGTCAATAAGGCGAAAGTGGCTTGTAATCCGCTGAATCAGAAGGGCTTAGAGGTAAAGGCCGAAAAACACTATACCTTATATACAAGAAACACCGGGGATGCTGCTGCATCCCAGGGGGCGCTGGCGCTGGAGCTAGTCCCACCCGCACCCCTCCCAGAGAAGTTCCCGCATGGGAGAAAAACAGCGCCACCTCCGGGATATACGGCGGATGACATCACGGCCATAGTCGGCTATCTCAACCGCCTCCGAGATCGTCAGGGGATCGGCGGGAAGCGGGCGTGCTGGACAGATGGCATCGAGGTGACCAGGTCCGCTGGGGGCCGTCCCGTGGCGGACCTGGTCCGCTGGCTGGACCAGCAGGAAGCCGCCGGAGCCTTCCGTGGCATGCGGTCCCTGGGTGGGGTCAAATGGAAGCTAGGCCAGTTCTTCTTCCACTCAACCGGGCCTGTGGCGGTTTCACAGCCGGATGAGAGGCCGCGCAACGTGGTCCAGGACCCGCTGAACACCATCCCGGACGAGGAACGTGTGGCTGGCTGGTGCATGGCGTACTCCAAGACGGTCATCGGGGCGATCGATGAAGAGGCGACGGCAGCCAACCTGGCCCGCGTCAGATCCTGCCCTAACTGCCATGGACACGGTCGCGTCGATGGCGTGATGTGCCAGTGCGAGGCGGCGGATATTTTGGCCAAGGCGCTGAAAAGATCCGGATTTTCTCTTGACACGGCAACGGCACTTGTGTCATGATCGGATTGTTCAGCCGGAGTAGTCAAACCCGGCAACTGAAGCGCCGGGGCGGCCCAGGGAGGGTAAGCCCCGGCACAACCCCAGGCTGTGGGGCCTGGGTGCAGAGAGAGAGAGGGAACACTATGGCGCAATCCGCCAACCGCCGCCCCGAAAGGGGCATCAACCAGGTCACACTCCTGGGTCGCCTAGGACAAGACGCGGAGACCACTTTCACCCCCTCCGGCGTAGCCGTCACCAAGTTTGGGGTGGGGACCAGCCGGGCGTGGAAGGACAAGCGGACTGAGGAGTGGCAGTCCGAAACCCAGTGGACAAATTGTGTGCTGTGGCAGCACGAAAACCTGGGTGAATACCTGAAGAAGGGAGCCCGCGTGCACGTCACGGGTCGCCTACAGACCCGTAAGTACGAGGACCGCGAAGGCAACACCCGCTACGCCACGGAGGTCGTGGTGGACGACGTGATTATCGTGGCATTCGCCCAGGCGGACGCCCCAGCCAGCCGCCAGCGTACGCCCGCGCCGCCAACCCATGCTCAGAATGGGGAAACCGAATGGGTCGATGTCCCGTTTTAGGAGCGCACCAAGCATGACCACCGAACAGAGCGTACCCGCACGGCAAGACGTGTTCCCGATCCAGACAATAGTCGGGTTGGCCCAGGATCTCCTCTCTGAGGAGGATGGAATCACCGCCCAGTGGGTTACCATCACCCCGGATCTGGCCAAATCACTCCTCCAGTACAATACCCACAACCGCAGACTCAACCAGGGCAGGGTGGATGAATACGCCCGCCAGATGCGGGCGGGCTTATGGAAGCGTACCGGGGCAACAATCCAGTTCGCGCGGGGCGTCCTAATCGACGGCCAGACCCGCCTCCATGCCCTGATCGCGGCAGGCCACACTTGCCGATTCCTGGTAGTGGGTGGCTTGCCCATGGCCGTCCAGAACGTCCTAGACACCAACGGGGTCCGTTCGGGGGCTGATGCCCTGCACCTGGATGGAGTTCCTAACGCCTTCCTGACCGCTGCCATAATCCGCCAGTGGGATATCCTGGAGAGGACGCCAGTGGAAAATCGAGAGGCCCCAAAGCGTGTCAGGCTCTCACACCAGGAGCTGATAGACCACTATCGCGCCAACCCGGAGCTGGGTGAGGTGGCGTCCCGGCTGTGCCGCTGGAGAAACCTCCCCATCGGGAGCGTCTGGGGCGGCGTCATGATGCACCTACTGCTCAAGGGGGCGAAGTGGGACGACCTGGACGCCTTTTTTGGCCCGATCTCAACCGGGGTCGGGTTGGCCAATGGCAGCCCCCAGTTGGCCCTCAAGAGGCGGATTGAGGAGCATGGCCGCAAGACCAGGCGTCTGACAGACCGCGAACTGTCCGCGCTAATCGTCAAGGCCTGGAACGCCTGGACCACAGGCCGTTCCGTCTACAATCTGGTATGGCGCTCCGACGAGAGCTTCCCGGAGGCAATCTAAGTGAACACTGAAGCGCAGGAGGGGGCTACGGCCCCCACACCCAAGCCCGCCGAATTCCTGCGGCGTCGCCCGGAGGCCGTCCTCCCCACCTACGCCCACGGCCCTGACAATGACGCCGGGATGGATCTGACCAGCGTGGAGGAGGTCCGTCTCCTCCCCCTGGGTCGGGCGCTGGTGGACACCGGATGGGACATCGCGCTCCCCGCTGGCGTTGAGGGTCAAATCCGCCCCCGCTCCGGCCTGGCGAACAAGCACGGCATCACCGTCCTCAACACGCCTGGCACCGTGGACCCAGGCTACCGGGGACCGTTGCGGGTCATCCTGGTCAACTTGTCCCCGGACGCCTACACGGTCATGCCGGGTGATCGGGTGGCCCAGATCGTGTTCAGTCGCTGCGTCCCGCTGGACGCGGTCGAGGTAGCAGAGATGACCAGCACCAAACGTGGTGCGGCTGGATTCGGGAGCACAGGGAGGTGAAAATACCATCCAAGACAACGCGCCTGATGGTGTTAGCTGCTATACTGACGGCGGTGGCATACTGGCGCACCCTCCGCGATCAATTGATCGCGGCCCCATTGAAGCGATCAGCGCATCTAGGGCCGCCGCCCGCATCGCCAGCCCTCCGCGATCAATTGATCGCGGCCCCATTGAAGCTATGTCAGGCCCGCCGCCAGGTGTTCCACCGCCCGCCCTCCGCGATCAATTGATCGCGGCCCCATTGAAGCATGCGGGTCAGGTCCGTGGGATCGTACACGTTGACGGCCCTCCGCGATCAATTGATCGCGGCCCCATTGTGAAGCAGTCGCCGCATCCAGTGTGACGCGGCTGATGTGGCAGAGATACCCCGCACCCAGCGCGGTTCGGTCGGATTCTGGAGCGCAGGAGAATGACGATGCAAGACAACACGCCCAACGGAATGGGCGGCGGTGACCCAGGGGCAGACCCCACGCTAGGACAGCATCCGGAGGACGTGCCGGGCATGGCCGCCGGGGGCAGCCACCGAGCCCTGGAATTAGCCGTCCTAGGCTCAGTCGAGCCGGAGAGCCACACCAAGCTCAAGGCCCGCATCCGGGCGGCAGAGGCGGAGGTGCGCCGTCTCACCGCCGATCTGGCAGAGTTCCGGGACCTAGCCGCCGGGCTCAACCAACTGGCGGACTATCTACAGGTCCCGCCGGGCACCGGAGCCAACGGCATCATGGAGGCGACGGTGGAGGCCCTGACCCACCCCACCGCCCGTGTCACCCTTAGGAATGAAGGCGGGCTGGTCACAATCGTGGCCGTCATCAATGGACGGCCATTCGAGAGTGGTCAGGTCCCCTACGCCACCCTCCGCGCCGCCCTGGAGGAGGACAGCCCCGCATGAGGCAGATCGTCGCCGCCCTATTCCTGGTCATATCAGTCTGGACCGCCTACAGGCTGGTATCATGGGTGGTTGACCCCATCGTGTACATGCAACCGAACCCCACAGTCAGCACACTGGCAGCCTTGGGGCTGATGGCCACCGCCATCTGCCTCGCGGCC